GCATACTTCTCATTGATGGTAGTATCTTTTTATCGTAAACCAACTTGTAAACTTTATTTATTTCGTCTTTTAAATCAGGATATTGTTTTATATGCATTGATTTGTTTCTCGTAACCAATTCATGCCAAGTTTCTCGCCTTTTCAATTCAGGTAAGTATCTTGCGTATTTCATATAAACTGTAATATCTGATAAAATTTGTGATGATATATCCATTTTATAACTCCTATATTAAACCTTTGATTTGGGTCACTTATAAATATTATTCTTCTTCAATAATTATATATTCTATTTCAATATTTTCGGGTACCGATGTAACCCAATAATCTTCTGGTATTTCTATATAACTGATAATTGTAGGTGTCATTATTAATCCCCCATTAAATCATTAAATTTATTAGATAATAATTTTCTTGCCATATTATCTCGATTGTCAATTTTATTTTGCGTCTGCTTTCCTACTACCGTATTCGTTTCATGTATTTCAATCCTACCGGTGTTGGTATTTACCATTGCTGGGTATGTAATACCATCAGGACCAAATCTATTTTTGATAACATGAAATCTACCTGTATTAGCAACTTTATCTTCAACTTTACGCGAAAGCGACATAACGAAATCCGCAGTCATAATCTTTTGATATGATTCTGAAATCTTTTGTGCTTCAATCACATCCTCATCAAGTGCACTCCTATTCGCTTGACTGCAAGTCCAAATTGGTATTTGAAATTCCCCAGCAAGCCCTCTTAGATCTTCATAAATATTTCCAAGTGCATGCCTTACTTCTTTTGCAAGACCAACATCTTTCATTATATCTGCATAATCAACTACCACCATATCAACTTTTGTACCTAATGTAGTTAACCTCTGCAAGTGTGCAGATAATGTATTTACTGATGCAGTCTTCGTTGGAAAATATTTGATGATTAAATCACCATCTATATTATTCACCTTATCAATAACATCTTCTTTATGATATTTTAAATTTTGATTGGAAATTCCAGTTAATATTGAATCATATCGCAACCCAACATATGCCTCATTTAACTCTAAAGTATAATGAACTATAGAATTACCAGCTTGTAATGCATTACACCCAATAGCCGCAACAGTCCAACTATTATGCGATAAAATACTATTAGAATAAAAACAATGAACTTTATCAACTGATAAATCATATAATATTTTATCTTTACCTTCTCGTATTTTTTTAATAGTAGTTATGCCAGTTTTAGTTTCAATTACTTCGCCATTTTTTATATCCCTTACCATTTTCCATTCACCATTAGCTTTCAATTTATGTTTCCAGCTACATTCCAGTGTTTTATTATTGTTAAAATAAACACGAATACTTTTCTGCAACTCCGTTCTGATTAAAGTTGGTACTTTATGATAACCGTATGGTGTTTTAACTTTCAAATCAAACTTTACATTATATTCAGTTTCAGCTACATCTGGAATATTCATTTGTTTAAATAAACCCTTTATATTTACCGTTTCTGTAACTTCTCTTTTTGTTACACTAATCATTCAAAAACCTTTTTATTTTAGATATTTCAACGTCTCTATTTTTACTCCATTCATTTTCCCATATAACTAATACATCATAGTTTTTAGATTTTAGATAATTTATTTTATCATTATCATTATCCCAAATTTCTTCAGCTAATAACTTTATCCGCGAATGGAAATAATCTTTTTTATACTTATTTGGGTTACAATGCCAATAATCACCAAAAAATTCAATTATTTTATTACCACATAAAATATCAACATTTCTACTACCAACAAAAACGTTACATTCTACATTTTCATTTATATTATCTCTAATATAGTTAAATAATTCAATTTCTGGTTTACTTCTGTAGTACATAGAAAAATCACCGAAATGTTCAATCCATTCTTTTTTTCCAACATTTGAAATATGATTGCTCATAGATATTGAAATCTGTCGCCTTGATGTGTCAGAATGCTTCTTTCCAGAAAACTTTTTAGATTTACTACTATTCTTTGATTGTATTTCATATACTTTCTGTATAGCTTCTTCTTCTGTCAAATTATGTTTTCTCATCCACCATTTATATTGAAATGCAGTTGATGATTCTCCACCATTTCTATGCTTCCCATTATTAGACTGTATCTTACTTACTTGAATTTTAGCATCTTCTAATGAATATCCTCTATTTATCCAATATTCTACTCGTCTATTTGACCCACCATTCAATGCTATTTCACTTCTCATCTTACATTGTTCTTCCGTTACTATCTGTAATTTATCAACATCATATTTTTTCTTATATTCATCACTACTTAAATCGTGTTTATATTTTATATGCTGATGTAATTGTTTTGCTTCATAACCACACATTTTACATTTCAAAAGTTTCATATTAAATCTCCCATTTTCTATATATAAATATCATAAAAAATGAAAAACTTATGATGTTTTTCCAATACCCACTCGTGATAATAAAATACTAACATCAGAGGCTGTTAACTGTAGATTATCATTTACATAAATCATATCCCAAGGCTTAAACCATAATGTCAATTCATCTGTAATATTAAATCCTATATCTTCGTATTGAATTTCTATTTTAGTATCACCACCAATGCATTTACCAATACCGGCAGGAGCTACAACAACCCCTAATTCACCATGACCCAAACCACCTTGCATTAATTCATCTATCACCGGCCACCCAGTCTCAACCGTCGATCTCGCGGTTTCAGAATATCTATCTTCAATATCATTAATATATTCATGACCAACATCCCTCTCCGTACCAGCTTTCATAGCATCATCTATTAGTGTCTTTATTTGATCAAAATCACTACTACGCTCCAAAATATCAACTGATTGTAATATTGCACCTTTTAAAGCTTGATTCTTAAAAAAATCTAATGCTTTATCTTGAATGAATTCTAAATCAGGTGCAGTTAGAAATCTAAAAATTTCCTTTAAATGTTCAAGAACTGTAGTTTTTAATACATCATTATCAATATCACCAACTTCAACTTTAAATGCATCTAAAGTAATTGGTTTCTTATAATCTATAAAATATTTTTTACACCTCTCAACAATCCACCTTAAAGAATCACTATCAAAATGTTTCTCATCTAATATATCATAAATTTGAGATAGAAATTGAGAATTTATCATTAAACTTGCGATAATCTTTATCTGAAATGAATGTCCAAAATCCAATAATTTATTTGTCACGCGATAGTCCCTTAAATCTACTTAAACGGATAAACTCCACCATCCAATTACTAAAATTTGGAATTTGAGATGATAATTTATCATGTAAGAACATAACTTGTAATTTATGTTTAATCAATTGCGGTATTTCCCTATTAACAGATTCTTGCAATTTTCGTTTAATATGTTTACTTATATCCACATCACTTAATTGCATTAATAAATAATTTCTCTTAACAATACTAAGATTATTTTTTATATTTTCTAAAAGTTTTGATTTATTTGGGGGTGATTCTACATAATCAATTAAATCCTTTGCAGAAAAAATATCATCCTCTGCAATTGGATTTATATATTTAATTATTGATTTTAATCCCGCACCCTTTATACCATTTATATTATCTGATTTATCACCATCTAATACCCTATAAATTAGTAGGTTATGTGACGGTATTCCAAACTCTTTTTTAACTTTTTCTGGTGTATATAATATTTTCTTTGTGGGGCTCCATACATTTATTCTATCATCCACTAACTGTAAGAAATCTTTATCCGTTGACATTAATACCATTTTACTATCAACCAATAATTGTTTTGAAATATATGCCATTGCGTCGTCAGCTTCAATATTATCAACTGAAATTAAGGTAACAGGTAATTGCTCTAAATACTCAATTAATCGACCAATTTGAAGTTTCATCGATTCATCTTCAGTTGTCGGTGCGGTTCCCCAATCTACATTTCTATTTAATTTTGATTTTACTTTTCGATTATTTTTATATTCAGGATAAAGTTTTCGTCGTTTTACTGATCCACCCTTACCATCAAATACAATTATACATCTTGTGGGTTTAATTATATCAATTGAATATCTTAATGATTTTAAGAATCCAATTAACCCACCAATATGAAGACCATCATCATTTATTGCTGGGTTGACCGCAAATGCTCTAATGAAGGTGTTCAATCCATCAACAATTAACACCTTATCATTCAAGTGAGTTTTATGTGCACCCTCACTATCTTCAAGTTGATCTAAAAACGATATATATTTTGGATCAAATTTATCAAAGCTCATCAACAACCTCGCCGGTCTCTTTTACATCATCGACCCCGAGTTGTTTTGAATCATATTTTAATATACATGCATCGCATATTTGCTGATAACATTGATCTCTTAATTTCGGATTCGATTCCATTAAGGTTTCAAAATTCTTTGATAAGAATTTATGATCTTTTATAACTTCCCCGGTATCCATATCAATTTCCGTTATTGTATACCATGAACCGCCCTGTTTAAGGAGTTTATGTTCTTTCATAGTCAATAACCAACTACCATAATTATCAATTCCAGTATCAAAGTATAATGGAAATTCGGCAGTTCTCATTGGAGGACCCAATCGATTCTTAATGACCTGGGCTTTAATTTTAATACCAATTGTATTATTCGCTTTATCTTTTATTTGACCGGCATTCTTTAATCGAACTCTCGTCGATGCGTGGAATGGTAATGCCTTACCCCCAGAAGTAGTCCACGGGTCACCGAACATAACACCGAGCTTAACTCTCAACTGATTTGTGAATATCAAGCATACTTTTTGTCGAGCAATCATTTGAGTAATCTTTCTCATAGCTTTACTTAAAATAATTGCCTTTGAAGTTGCCCATCCATCTTTATCAAATTCAGCATCCATTTCCACTTTTGTAGATGCCGCGGCTAAACTATCTACTAATATTGTAACCAATTTATCTTTATCAGATTCTCTCACTTTCGTGACAATAGTATCAATTGTTTCAAATATTTCCTCAACGGTTTCTAAGTGAACATATAACATATTTTTTGTATCCACTCCGATGGCTCTAAGAAATTCCTCAGATACTGCAGATTCTGTATCAATATAAACTGCAACTCCACCTTGTCTTTGGCAATCTGCTAATGCATGTGCCCCAATTAATGATTTGCCACTTCCCTCTAAACCATTTAATTCTGTAATCCTACCAACACCCAAACCACCATTCGGTTTATTGGCTATTGCTAAATCTAACATCGTTGAACCTGTTGAAACAAACCCTCTTATATCTGTTGGAGTTTCTTGATCACCCCCAAGAAAAAATGCAGTTTGTTGATGTTTAAATGTCTTATTTATTTCATCAGCGATAATCCCAGCCAAATCATCTCGTTTTTTTGTCATAGTATATCTCCTAAAAAATGATAAGATAGGGTGGGACGGAACCCTACCCTATCAATATCGATTATAGTTATTTCTAACTATTAAATAACTCATTAAATGCATCATCAACATTATCTGTAGATGTTGCAGATGGCGATGCTGTTGTTTTTGCTGGTGCCGGCGCTGATGCTTCGGTTGTATCTTCACTATCAGGTGTAAGATAGTTTTTCAAAACGTCCTTTAACTCATCATATGTGGGTTCTGTATATAACTCAGTTAAATTGCTTTGATTATCAAATAATGATTGCAATTTAACATCATCGTCTACAATTGGTGTTTGATTTGGCTTAACTCGAATTGTAGTTTTACCATATTGATTGCCTGCTTCTGCTGGTGTTTGATGTTCAACTGAAATATCGCGTCCAGTGGATGCATCCGTAATATCACCATAATCAGGATCAGCGATAAAACTTAATAATTCTTGATAGACCGTTTTTCCAAAGCCCCAAAATTTGACGCCCTCATCTTCACGACCACGAACTACTACCGGAACAAATGTTCTCATTTTAGGTTCTAATCTTTTACCTTGAATCCATTCATCTTTATTACCAGTTGATTTTAATTTACGAGCAAACTCCTCAACAGGATCTGGTTTGCCAAATGATACTGGTGAAATATATGTTTTGTTTGTACCCAAATTATAATGAAAAAATAACTCAATAAATGGGTTACTTTTATTATGTTTATAAGGGACAATACGAACTGTAGTTTTACCCGGTTCTGGTTTCCAGAAATTGTTTTTTGTTGAAGTTGTATTTTGAAGTTGTTGTAACCTTGCTTTGATTGCAGAAATATCCATTCTGTTTCTCCTATTGTATTATTGTTTATCGTTTATTGTTTATCGTTTATTGGTTAACTCTTATAACCATATAACCTATTCATGTATATATATGATGGTAATTTTCAAAACCACCAGTTTTTTTTTATTTATTTTTCACAATTTTCATCACACCCACAATCACATTCATGACCACAATCTTTTGTCCATTTTTTAATAGGACATTCTGCTGTAGCGTAATGAACTTTCACATTCATAAAACACCCACAATGAGTACATCTACCATCTTTTTTATTAGTATCTGGATTTGTTTCATCATATTTAAGATGTGGACATTTTGTACATATATCCCATCTTCGCTGTGCTTCTTCTTGTGTTGTAATTACTTGTGAACCTTTTAACCAGGCCTTTAAACCCTTCCAATGTTCAACTGCTATATTTCTAACCATCTGAGATGCTGGAGGGAGTTTCTGTTCTCCCCCTAACATCTTTTCGGTTTTGTCAATACAGTTTAATTCTTGTTCAGTAGCCTGTCTATCTTTTGTTACTTTAGGTCTGAACTTTGCCACTACTTCTTACCTTTTTTTACCTTTGGTGGTTTGTTTGAAGCTGGTGGTGGTTTAAAGTTTTGTTTTTGTGGAATTACAGGTTGTTTAGACTTAGCCAATTTGGATGGGTCTATTTTAACACCCAAATGTTTAATCAAAGCATCAAGTTTAACTTCAAGATTTGTTAATCTAACATTATCATCACCACCTGCCTGTTGCTGGGCTTGTCGTTGTTCCATCATTTGCTTTTGTTGTTTCAAACGATTTAACATATCATCCGCTTTTGGTAAATTTGGCATATGTTTATTTTCTTTAACCCACTTTTCATACTCTACTTTCCAAGTTTTAATTTGTTCTTTATTATCAAAATCTTGTGGTGGTGGAGGTGGCGGACCTTTTGGTTTGGGTGGTTGAGGAATATCTTCACCATTCACCCATTTCAATACAATATCTTTTTCACGAAATCCACAGATTTGGTGACCTGTATCAGCATTAATTAACCACGGCGTTCCGCACTGTGTGTTAAATTCTTTTTTTAATTCATCATTGATTTTCTTATTTTCTGGATCAGATAAATCAAGTTTAAGAATATCGTGCCCTTCATCAATCAATTCATCAATGATTGGTTCTGATTTTTTACACCAACCACATCCTACTGAATAGAAATAATATAAAGGTGATAATTCTTCTATTTCTTCTACAACTTGTAGAGTTTCTTCTGTTTTCGACATAACCGTTTCTCCTATGTGTTATATATATAAATATATAATAAATTACCCAAACAACTAATTTATTTTAATTATTTTAAAAATTCTTGTATTAATTTTATTTAAGCCTTCTGAATTTGTAACTAGTATCGTATTTTTAAAATTTTCCCATGGTACTATAAATTTACTATCCACCACCCCATTATTTAATTCCGCGACAATTTCATTCAACGCATTTATTGTATATAATGTATTTGAATGTTTTTTTCTATGTAATGATATTGTATTTGAAACTAAATTATAATCTACCGAAGTTTCAAAATCTATATTATATGTGCAAATTAAATCATTAATAGAATCTTCATTTTGTAAAATATAAATCTTATTAAAGACAATCGGATATTTATCTTCAATTTGTTCTAAGATATCATCTAAACTTTCCTTATCCGTAAAGGTTGCGAGTAATTGCGTTCTCATAATTATTTCGGAAAGATCTTAAAGGTTGAACTGCTTGCAGTTGATGCATAACTTGGCGAAGTATCGTGTCTAAAAGTTTTTAGTATTTTAGATTCATTATGAGCATCGGTTCCTTTTAATACTGCAATTTTAGTAGCCCCCTTATCCATTACAATAATTGCGTGCCAACCTTCTAAATCATAATAGAATTTAAATAATGCAACAAATAATCCATCTAAAAACTTTTTCTTATTTGAGATACTACCATCTTTATTTACAAGTTTATCAACGAAATTTAAATAATCATTGGATATCCCATTATATACATTTTGAAACCCAGCTACCCAAATATCTACAATTTTTGATTTATTTATTTTTGATGTTAATTTATGCTCACCTGCCATTGCAATTAATTTTGACCCGAACGACTCAACCCCCCAATTATTGGCAGTTAAATTCCAATCGGTTTTAGTTGGTATCGATAAATCTTTTTGCACATCTTTGGGAAATAATTTTATTAAAGATTCAAATTGAGTTTTAAATACACTTGCAGCTAAATTCCCATCCCCTACGCCACCGGAACTCTTTGATTGACCCTTTACTCTACCACCATTTAATTTAATCTCAACTTCCGCACCATTTACCTGAATATCACCGCCCGATTTTGGCTTATAAGCGCCATTCAATAAAATTGCTAATGCAGCTTCAGCTTTCCCAATAGTTGGATTCCCAACCCAATTATATTCAACTAACCACGCAAGAAACTTTTTATCTATCCCAGTTTTTTGTAATGCACTTACTAATGATGTACCACCTATATCCGAAACATTTAATGTGCGGTTATGTAAATATTTATTAAATGCAGTTGGATCCGTCATTTTAAATGCTTGTCTTGTAATTTCAGTAGCATACTTATTCGGAATTCCAAATGTTGTAATAATATCTATTGTATCGCCATATAACTCAGCATCCGTATCTACTAATCTTTTAATTTTATTTAAAATATTTAAATTAGAAACTTTACCGGCATTAAATGCACCTGTTATATAATCAATAAGTTTTGTAGTTTGGGCCATAATTCCCTCATCTAGAGTATTTTCTTTAATTGTATGCAATTTAAATTCACCCCGTAAGTTAGATAATAACTCTGAAGATATTTCCTCATATCCCAATTTCATAAGTATATTTTCGAGAATTACAAGATGTGCTGGGTTGTTAACATCCGGCATGCCAGTTGAAACTTCAAATGACCATTTAGATATTATATCATCTAAATCTATTTTCATATAATACCCCCACTCGATTTAACTGGATGTCCATTTCTTTCTAAAATTTGTTTTACTTTTTGTAACATATTATCCCCATCTTGTTTTGAAATATCAAATAGAAAACTATCATATCTATATAATATTAATTTTGATTTCTTACCAAATAAATATTTCTGAAGTTCAATTATCGTTTTTATGTTACATTCAGTTTCATGTGCTTGTAATAAATAATTAAATAATTTATTCATATTCATATCAGTATAGTTATCTAATGATAGTCTTCTATTATAAATATGCGTTTTTATATATTTTTGTTTATTAAAAGTATCCCATAGTTGATATATAAATTGTTGCACTTTTCCAAAGAATGGTATTGATTTCGCTATATCATTATTTATACCGCCATATAGGAGCCTAAAACTAATCGCTTTTGATTCCTTATAATTTACACCATAAAAACTTGCTAAATACTCATGCACCGAACCTTCTGGAAAAGTATATCCTATAAAATCTGCAATTAATCTTAGATGATATGCATCATAATCATATTCAATAAGATAATCATTTTCTGGTATAATTGCCTTTTGCTGATCTTTCGTTAATGCTGCAAAATTAATTGAGCCAAATGCATTTGATGGTCGGCCCGTGCTTGTATATAAAAAGTAATCAGAATATAGTTTATTATTTGATATATGCTTCTCCACCCTCGCATCAAAAATATCTAATACATCATCTGACATTTCAATCCCATTTCGTTCAATTGAATATAATGCTAATATTGAATCATTATTATATATATCATATCTATCAAACTCAATTGAATCTTTTTTACCCCAAACATCTTCCAATAATTTAGAAACTTTATCACAATATTCAAGATGTTTATATATTGGAATTAGTACATTTATATTCTTTAAATTATAATATCGATTATGAAATATATCAATTACATCACACTTAATATCATCCAAAGCTAATGGTTTATTATTAATCCAAAAATTTAATAAATTAATATCATATATTTCTTTGAAAGGATATAATGTTAATAATTCCTTTTTATTTGGAGTAAGTATAATCTTATCTTTTAAAAAATCAAATGAATCTTCAGATAATAAATCTGTGTGATTGAATGTAAGCATTTTTGAATTTTCACCAATTTCTTTAACATATAATAATGATAAAAAATTATCCACGTGCAGTGGGTGCAATATTGGATCAGAAAATATTGGAATAACGATATAATACATATAATAATATAACCATTTTTGTTGTTATGAAACAAGGGTTTTTTTAGATTTTTCTATAAGTTACCATCCTATCAACCTGCGCAGCCTTTTCTACAACCCGTTGCGTAGTTTCCCGTGATTTAATAAAAAACTTATTGATTTTTTGTAAATCAATACTAGATAAATAATATGGGACAATCAACCATTCACGACCAACAACTAAAAGATTATATAATGAACCAATTTTTAATTTAATATCATATGAAAGGGTATCATTAAAATAATTAAAATACCCCTCGGAATCGACTATCTTACTGTTTATATTGTGTATTATAAAATCATTTTTATATGGCTTAATTAATTTGCGACTCACTTTAGTACCGCCCGGTAATTGTTTAACATTAATTTCTTGATCTACTTTTGATTCAAATTGCATCATCCAATCGAATTCAGATAAATTATCTGGAACGTCAACTATTTTTAGTTTTTTAATAAATTTCTTTATATTGTGCCCATATAAATTATCTATCTTTAATAATTTTAAATCATCTAGTATAACTTTTGTTAGTGCAATTTCTTTTGGTTTATAATATAATCCACTTTTTAATTTTTTTATAGCTCGTAGTCTCGGAACCGTTTCAATTTCAGTCGTCCATGTCGATGATCCAATATTATGAGATACCTTTGTTATTTGAAAATAAATCATCTCTCTTTGACGTTCTGGTAGATAATCTATCCTAAGTAGATCTCCGGGAATTAATGATGATATTCCATAAATACTTAAAGATAGTGTTGCGGGTATAATTGTCGATAATTCATCAACCATGAAATCTTTTTTTGCCACAAACCCATAATATTCTGCAATTGAAGATGCAATTTTAACATTAGATAATAACTCTTCTTGTTGACTATCATCCATATCAGTTGAATTTTCACTATTACCACCCGATACCACCTCATTGGGATCATTTGCCCTGTCAATAGCGTTGCGTACTACAGCCTCACCCACCACCCTACCGAGAGTTTCTGAATATTGATCTAATATCGACGTCTTAGATGAATTTGTCTGTTCTGTAAAAATTGAATCTTTATTGAAATTGAATGAAATTGAACTATCTAATGAATTATTTTCTTCTATTTTATCCCCAGAATAGGATCCAATTTCTGGCAAATAACTAACCCCTATCCCCTGGTTAGAATTGGCATTTTCATTTTTTTCTAAATTTGATGCTTTCATAGATAAGTATCTATCAATTACCGGGGATAGTGGAAATAATTTCTTTCCAGCGGGTAATGATTGTATAGCAATCATACTTTGTAAATCATCCTTTGGAGTAGTTATTGATAAATTATAACTCTTTATAATTGAATCGGGGGATAGTGGTTTAAATATAAATAAATTATCAAAGAAATCTGCACTATCTATTCCATTATCAGCATACACAAAATTTCTATCTATGATTGATATTTGAGTGGCATCTTGTCTGGTATTTGATAACTGTAAATTAAAAATATCATATGAATCTGAATTAATCGCTTTTAATAAAGAATTTAATGCACCGGATATTGTATTATTATTATTAAATGCATTCTTTATTTCTTTTAATGAAATAAACATTTCCCGGAATGGTATCCTCTTAGTGGTTAAATCACTGGTTGAATCTAAATCAGTTCTAGCATCCTCATTTACATCCCCTGGATCATATTGTGCTTCGAATGTAGAATATCGTTCTGCATCACTTTTTGCTTTTTTTATAGTATTTTTGGCACGCTTGTGCTCAACTGGAATCATCCCTCGTATAGAATTGTATGTTTTATCCCAATTGTCTGGATAAATAAATCTTAATTTAGTGGGATCTTTTTCATTTTTTTGCCTTAAAAATAAATTTTTATCCCACCTAATAAATGTATTCGATGAATCAAATCTTGATTCAAAATTACCACTTTCGCTATTATGCCCTAAAATTGATACTAAATCTGTACCTATACCAAATTCACCATTTAATATTTTATCTTCAAATAATCCCCATGAAATATATATATTTTTTGTACTACCAGGTAAGGTTTCTCCGGCAGAATTTATAACCGCTTGCCAATACACACCAGTTAATGTTGATTTTTCAGTAGGTATATTATGCACACCCTTTAAATTGGATGCTGCGAATAATTGTGCAACTTTATTAAAATCATTTATAGATTCCGCACTATTAGTCCAATTTGGATTTAATAATTCATTATCTGTAAATGCAGTAAAATGCTTTGCTGCGAAATTGATTACTTCTGCATCTAATAAGTGCATTATTCTATTTTTTAATTTATTGCTTCCGCCATAATCATGTTGCAATAATGCTGCGTTTTTTGATATAATTTCTAAAGAACATTCTACACTACCATTTACATTTATTTTAGAATCAAATGTAGTAACAAATCCAATTAATGTTTCTAAATCCCCATTTGATTCTGTTACATACCCTTTATCTCCAAATAAAATATCTTCTAATGTAGTTCCCCGTTTAAGTTTGGATCGGGTAGTATCATCAATTAAATTTCTTGGATCATATAATGTCGCAGTATCCCAACCAAAATCAATAAAAATTTGAGCCCCTGGTTTTAGGAAATATCGTGAATATATTTTATCATAATCATGAAAATTGTGGATTGTAAAATTTACTGTAGTTTTCTTTATAGTACCTAATGCACCCTCAGTCCCAGATGTAATTGATGTGATTCCGGCTGGTGGTTTAGCAAATTCATTATCATTTGATTCAAACACATTTGGTAAAATCTTAGAAGAATTCTCAAATTTATTTTTTGAACTCATACGCTCATTAGGGGATGATGAGAATATATTAATATTATGATTGCCAATTTCATATACAATTTTTTCAAAAGACTCTACCTTCTTTACATCAACTTTATTATGGTCATTCCAAATATAAATTTTATCATCTGATTTTTCGGCCTCTGATGGCATTTCATCTAATTCCTCCTCAAACGTATGAGTTCGAATTTCAACTGCAGTCCATATTCTCGCAAACGGAGTCCTTGATGATAACTCAAATAAAATATTATCCCCTGAATCTATAAAATTACTATTATATAGACTGTCGGTTGATTGGAGGCTATCTAGTGGTGCAGGTGCTGAGGCTAACGCCTGCCGGATTTTTAATTTTTCTTTAACATTTGGTAATATATCATCACCGAACACTCTTTTATTAATATTAACTGCCATAACTTATTTTAATCACCTTTTGCATTTTCAATGGAAATTGGTATCCTTAATGATGTCTCCGCTGGTATATTCATTGTATATATATTATTCGCCTTTGCTATAAACCACCATAAATGTGAATCACCATAAAATTGAGATGCTAGTGTATCTAATCGATCTCCTTCTTGTGCAATTACAAAAATATCATCATTTCGTTCTGGGATTGGATCAAAAACTGTAGTATTATATTTTAAGACTTTTTGTCGCCTATTTACTGTTATTTTTGATTTATTTATGCCCGTATTTTTATATCTACTCATTATTATATTCCTTACTTATCAAGAACGCTTATATCAGAATAACCATAAAATCTAGTACCAATATGTGGTGCCTGTCTATGTAATATTTGAAACCCAATATTTGCCTTAATAAATTTTGGCACCCGTTGACCTTCTCTATATTCCCATGGCGAATTATCGGGATATGAATAACTTATACTTTTCATATACCCAGTTTGATTAAAATGATTACTTCCAAATAATTCACCAATTCTAAATGAAATGAATGGTGGGCTCATTCTAATCTTACCCGGAATTTCAATTTCAGTATCAATAGCCTCCGTTACATTTGCAGTATCAGCGCCACCTGTACTTGAAATAAAATGTGAATCTGATTTATACATTGGGTAGCATAATGATGTAAGTGCTCTCAATTTATCATAAATTGTATTTAATTCACCAGCTGTTTGTGCAAATAAATTTAACGTAAAATTAACTGATCTTTCAGCGCGCTCGTAAATATAAACTGGTTCACTTCTTCCTATATAATTTTCAGGTGTCCACGCTGGGGATATATCCTCCGTTAGTCCTTCTAAATAAGCTCTAAATATAATATAAGTATCATTTCGCAAATCTTTAATATAGAATGGATATCCCTCTAAGTCAGATTCTACATTTACCCCATTTGTAACTCCATATCCTGCAGTTGATAGTGTTTTACCCGATAACATTTTAGCCATCGTCATTCGATCTCCACCTGCCTTTTCATCCATACTCTTATTCGGATAATATTCAGAAATTGGTTTTAAATTTCCTACATTACCAACACCAGCATATTTAGTTAATCCGAGCTGTTCATATGGGGGTGATTTATCATTTTCAACATACCCACGTTGATCTGCGCCCTGTTTTAGTACAGCTGATCCCAACTCAGAACCACCTAATGGGTTCATCACCCTTCTTGAAATTGACCTGCTAAAATTAATTGGCTTGTTCGGTTTTAATGTTGTATCTGGTAATCTCGAGGTTACATTATTATTAAAAAATGCTTGCCCACCGAATTCTGTTTTATTTATACTAAATGGATTTTGTAAATCAAGTTCTGGTAATGTAAAACTTTCAATTGGATTAATTTTTTGTGCAAAATCGATAACATCGCCGGCCACGCCCGCGGCTTTATCGGCAAGTTTACTTCCCGCAGCAACCGCTTTTTTTCCAAATGCCATTGCCTTGCTCCCAAACCCAGCGAATCTTGAACCAAATCCTTGTGGTATTAGGAATGATAAATCGGGCCCTTTAAACTTCTTACCAAATCCACTTACACCATCTAATAACCCACCTAATGATTTTCCAATATCTTGGATAATATCATTTTCTAATTTAAATTTTATTTTAATACCCTTAAAATCTGATAATTTGACACCAGCAAATGGATTTTTTAATTTAATATTTTTATCTAAATAATCTTTTATATTGTTTAATGATAATTTTGATAATTTTGATTTTACATTATCTAACCCAATATCTATATGTTTAAATTGTATATTACCTGGTGTGAAATTAAGAATCGGATTTGTAATATTTAATCTTAATGTATTGTGAACGCTATCGAGATATCCAAAATATGGATAGTCATCATCTACCCCAAAATCTATTTGTTGAATATTTGTAAATCCAGGATCATTTGTCCCCAGTGGTTGATATCCCATTTTCGGATCAATTGCCCATTCAAGGTTGGTGCCCTCGGGTGGTAGTGCATCGCCATATCTAACTGGCGTATCATAACTATTATCACCTAATACTTGAAATGCTACACCTCTATGTGGGTTTTTAAAAGTAGGAATTCCATAATTGGAACCCTCACCTTCAATATTTTGAGCATCATCGTTTGTTGGGGTATTAGTCCCATTAATTAATTCAAAAACTGTATTTTGATATCGTAAATCTTGTACTGGAAATAATTCTGATAAATCGGCACTGAATGGTATATTTGGGACATCCAATCCGGCTTTAGTAAGCAGTTTGGATAATTTGCCGAGTTTATTAATTGCACCGCTTATACCTAATGTATCGCCTGTTGGCGTATTTATATAAAATAAACTTGATTCTGCACCTTCGGTTGCAACTGATAATTTCATCTTTGCAGGTGGAAATCCTATTCCAGCAGAAAATCGTATATCACTACTTGGATCATTTAATGTAGTTGATAGTTCTGTTATAGGAGTAGTTTCAAATATTGGAGTATTATCAATATTGAATTCTGTTGCAAGAGATCCATATTCAGCATAAGATTGGTCTGGATTGTTATGTCTACCACTTAATAGACTTTGATTTACTCCTGCATTATCTGAAAATATACTTTTAAGATTTTCTAAACCCAATTTAATTCTCCATTATGTGGCGGCTTCTATACCACCGACAACTGATTTTCCAATACCCTTAACGGCCGTTCCGCCAAACCCAAAGTAACCTTTCATTTCTTGCCTTAACATAGATATTTCATCCTTTACAGGTTTCATAGACGAATCAATCATTTCACCCAATTTTTCAATTGGAATGATAGCTTCCTGCGGGTGGACATTAACCAAACCTTCTTGTGATGTGATACCACCTTCTTTGGCTGAAGCCACATTCATCATCGTTCCAACTAACCCACCGATAACTACCGGTGCCGCTAATAATGCCGGTAATATACCTGGGCCCAAAAATGCTGCACCTTTAGCATAAGTCAGACCTGCTTGTAATGCGAATAATACTGCCGATTTTGTTATCATGGCCCCTAATAAAACCCCAATTGCAGGTAATAATAATTTAGTTTCTGATAAAAATCCGGTTATTCCTGATACAAATTTTAAAATACTATTAAATGCAGGTCCAACGGATTCAGCTAATTCCATCCCAATAGATTTTAAATCATTAATAACTTGAGCAGTAGCAGTAAGGGTTTTTTCCGGTATTATAGTTTCACTGGCCGCAGTAGATAAAGCACCCGATAAAGTAAGTGCTTCTTTTTCAGCAGATACAAATTTTGCCATCTGATCCACACTTACACCAATCGATGATGCTAATGCTTTTCTCTGTAATGCATTTAGTTTATTAAATTCTTCTTCATCACCTAATTGTGAAACTATTTCAGACATAGCACCTTCAATATCATTATTTAATGCCAATTCCCGAGCTTTCTGATAATTAAGTTGCCTCCCAATCATTATTGATGCGTTCATTTCAGATTCTATTGAACTTTGGAAATCTAACATATTATCCATAATACCAGCCACGGTGCCTAAATTTGTTCCCAATTTTTTAGCTTGAATGGCTGCCCTTAAAAGGTTTCCACCACCATCTTTTGCAAATTTAGCAAACGCTTCAGTATTATTAGCTACATCATTCAAAACTTTATCAGGCGCTACATCATTAGCATTAGCCAAAGCCACTGCAGATTTTGACAAGTTCATAGCTTGTTCAGCAGTTAAACCTTGTGTTTTTGTAAATAAACCAACCAGCGTTGCACTATCCGAAACGGATGTTGCTGTAGATTTAGCTAAATCAGCAACTTCATCTGCCATATGAGCCGCATGAGATACTCCCATTCCAAAGTCATTAGCTATGGATGATATTGTAGTTTGAGCCTCGGCTGAACTATATCCCAATTTAACAAATTCTTGCGATGCTTCAGCTAATTCTATCCTAAATTCGGTTACGCCTATAGCACCAAATTGATCGGCTATAGCTTCCTGTTGTGCGTTGAATGTAAGTAATATAGCAACTGCCGCTGTTAATGGGTTAGTCATAAATCCTTTTATCTTAGAACCCATTCCGCTAAAAATACTATCCATTTCACTTGTAAGCTCTTTTGATAATTCTTGAACTTTTGCAGTTTTTTTAGCCTGCGTCAAATATGCTTTCATTTCTTCTGTAGCATCTTCACCCAAATCATTTATAGTTTGTTGAATTTCAGCTGAAGTAGCTCTACCTGAAGATATTTCTTCAATGATAGTTACTTGAGATTTAAATTGTTCAGTTGTTATATCATTAGTTTTTAAAGATTTTTTTAAAGAATCTAATTGTGCTTTAGCTAAAGAGGCTGTTTTTGATTTTTTTACATTTGAAGATTGTGATTGTTTAGTTAATTGTTTTTCTAAAGATACCGCTTCAATTCTAAGAGTTTTTTCAACTTTTAAATCACTTATATGCTTTCGTTGAATATCAGTTAATTTTCCGCCCAAATCTACCAACTCTTCAGCATCTGATATTAGTTGATCGTTGAGATTTTGTTCAGCTTGCTTTAATTTAAGTAATCTCTCTTGTGCTTTTGTTAAATTTTTAGCCATAATTTACCTTATTTTATGAAATCCGACGGTTTAAATCTTGGTAAATCAGGATAATCATCACCCAATTGCTTTTTGATTAATTTTTCATAATTACTGATTGAACTATTCAAACCAGAAACATTGAGCGCTAATTTTAAAGATTTCAATATTCCCAATTTCTTCTTACCATCAACTTTTGGCCTATTTTTAAAAAATTGAGATATTTTATCGAAAAATCCTTCACTTAACAGATTGGATTTATTCATATATGATTTTTTCTTTGACATAAAGTTTTCTCCATTTACTCATATATAAATATAAAAGATATGAAAAATTATCAACCAAATCTTGATTTCATATTTGACGGCTTAGATTTTTGCTTTGCCTTTTGAATTTCGTCATTTTCTTTTTGTTTAGTATCTGATAGCTTTTTATAATAAAATCGCCTTAAATATACTGGCATATTATAAACATCTGAGTGTGTGAATCCACTTCCGAAATAAATTAATTCAAATATTTCATTATGAATTTGTGGTTGGTGTTTAGGAGTTAGGCCAAAAAAAGTTTACCGTCATTGGTACATTAACCTTGACGGAATCTCCTTCAATTTCTATTTCTTGAATAAGTTCTATATCAGGGGATATTTTATTGATATGTTTTCTTAATGCTAATGAATCTCTTGAAAGCATATTTTGAACAAATTGATTAATTACATTTATACTACCATCACCATCTACTGATGTAATAGTATGCCTTAATCTAGTTGTTAATTCCGGGCTAATTTGAGTTCCAGTTTTTTTAATATTCTTCAACTCAGAATCAATTAATTTTTCTTCTTTGCCAGTAAGCAATTTAAATCCAACTTTGGTTTTTGAAACGGGTAATTTAATTTCAAATTCATTACCAAATATATCATCTGGTATTTTTTTAAATGGGCAATCTGCTAAGTTAAAAACATGATTAAATGTTTTACCTGTATTTGGATTTTCTATCTCACATTCATATTCAGGACCATAAGCTAAAATTCTTGCTGCGACCATAACAGCATTCTTATCTCCTAATACTAAATCATCAACAGAAATATCTTTTGTTAATATAAGAGAATCTAATAATTGATCTATTACAATACCCTTTTTAATAAGATTCTGGGATGTTAGAATATCTTCTTCCTTTGCTGTCATATATTTAATTTCAATTTTACCATCTGATAATGGATTGTCTTTTGGATATAATCTACCTTCACTTGGCAAATCTATCATTTCACTTGGATATTGATGTTCTTGTTTTTCTACCACAATTATACTCCCATTGCTCTTCTAAACCATCCGTATAAGAATCTTTCTTGTTCCGGTTTTTTATTAACTAAATCATAATAATGTTTAAGTCTATAGCATCTAACTCTATCCACCTCAACATTCTGTATCGCGTTTATTGTTTTTGGTCCCATTCCACCATCAACTTTTAAATCACCACCCATTGCATTTGCAGCTCTTTGTAAAACTTTTACCGCAGTCCCTCTTCCTTGATTGACGCACATATCAAAATAAATGTGTCGCAATCTCGGTGGGATTTCATCGCATTTTGCTGGTTTCCAATAATCTTGATGATAAATCTTTTTTGCTTGTTCTCGAGTTAAGTTCTTTATATCCACAGTCGGATAAAATCTTTTTGTAATCCCCCAATTCGTCTCACCACCTAAATCTGTTGGATCGTTGACATAACCACCTTCATGTGCTAAAACCGTTTCTATTATTTCTTCAAATGTTACTTTTTTTGACATATTTAAAACCTCTATTTATATATAAATATATAAAATAAAAAAATCCCCAATAAAAATATTGAGGATTTCTTATATGTTTATTTAGTTTTTTTAGTCGAAAGTTGGCGCATTATTTTAGTAGTTAACTTATTCATCACACCATCCCATTTTTTATCGCCAGGGTGCATCCCCAAGTCATCTCTCATATAATCATGTATATCATCATAGACATTATCCATCCCGCGCTTTTCGTTGCCCCTTTTCTCACTTTTTTTATAACTAGAAACTATATTCTTCACAGCAGATGCCATTGATTTTGCCGTTGATTTGGGATTTGATTTATTTTGCATTTGTGCAATATACGCAGGTTTGACTTCATTACGAATAAAATCTGCATCAGGGGGTATATTATGATGATCTGCAATTTTATTTAAAACTGACATGACATTTTTCAGTTTAGGTGTTATTTGTTTTATATGTTTTTTGGTTATTTTATTTTTCGAATCTAATATTCGCTTATCATATTGTGCAGTTAATTTTGATTTCGCACTAGCATTTAACCCTTTCGCATTTAATTTTGAAGACAGTTCACCCTTCAATTTTCGTGCTGCAATTTTCACCTCAACATCATGCAAAGAATATGAGTTAAATAGTTCACGATCCAATGCTTTAAGCTGTTTTTTTTGTTTAGGATTATTTGCGGTTGCCATATTTAATGCATGCTTATATTTCCATGTTGGGTTTATCAACTCTTTATTGGAATCATACATATTTGATGCCTTAGATATATCTGAATAGTTGGGATCGCCCGTTATTGATGCTACGGCCGTCATCCCCTCAATACCTATAGTATTCGCATTTGATGCTAACTTAACTAATTTATTCTTTTGTTCAGATTTAGATGTTTGATTTCCCGATATATCATCAGACTTACCCTTACCAGTGGCAGTACCAACAGTCGTTTCGTTGCCCGCAATAGTAATCTTTGTAGAACTTCTCATATTATGTTTAGATTTATATTTTTTAAATGCATCTTGATCTTTAAAATCCAATTCAGTTATTATCTCGCGAATGGCTTTTCTTAATTTAAAGTTAGTTAGTTTCATTTTATTATCTCCTCGTTTTATTAAAACTGCAATATTGCAAAATCATATCTTAATGTTGCAGTTATCTCAACTTGAGTTGCATCATCAAATGATAAATCACCAAAATTAGCAGATTTAATCCACGCGCCTTTAAGTGTCCATTCTTCAACAATGTCACCAACTGGACCTAATACATTAATACTGACATCTTTTTTGTAAAAATCTGAATACCCATCTCTACCAGTTACAGATTCATGCCCCAATCGAATCCATTCCATTACAGCTTGAGCTGCTGATGGAACAACTGGATCATATAGAGTTATATCTAAAGTGTTCCACTGACCACGACCCTTTACCCAACGCTTAGTATTCATATGATTTAATTCAACTTCATCAAAATCAATACTCGGACGTGCAACTGATTTGATAGTATATGCTGGGATACCATCTATTTGCATTATAAACCTATTTTTGAGTTTTGGCTCAAACGCCGTAAACATCACATCATTTGCTTCTAATAATTCTGCCATCTAACTTCTCCGTTTAATATTAACAGTATAAATTCATATATAAATATTGAAAAATACAAAAAAAAAGCCCTCATATTTGATAATGACGGCTTTTTTTTATTTTATTTATTGATTTGATTTATTCAGGAAACGTCGCACCACTTGGCTGTACCGTGAAATCGAGAACAATAAATTCTGCCGTACGTGTTGGTTGTATAAATATTTGTCCATATAAAATATTTCTATCAACCACATCCGGTGTATTATTTGTTTCATCCATTACAACTCTAAATGCAGTTAACCCGCTATTTGATTGAACTTGTTCTAAGAATGGATTTACTATATTAAGAAATCGTCTTCGCGTTGCAGCATTGTTTTGTTCAAATACTAAGAATCTTGAACTTGATGCAATAAATTTCTTAACTTTAATTAACAACCGTCTCACATTAATCCTATCAAGTGCCGATGCTTTCTTCTGTAAAGTCTTTTGACCCCATACAGTAACACCTTGCCCTGGGAATGTAGCAATTGGATTCATACTTGATTCATATAAATCATCTCTGTTTGAATGTGTTAATTTACGTTCAGCTTGAATTGCAGTATCAATTCCACCCCTATTCAAACCAGCCGGTGCAAACCACGGATGAGCAACTTTATCATTAAATGCATATATTCCAGGAATTACAACTGATGGTGGAACCCATCTGTTTTTTCCTGTTTGGTTATCAGGAACTTGTACCCACGGCCAATACATTGCACCATAATTAGTATCTACTGCTTCTGATTGCGTGGTTGCATCCGTTAATGATGATCCGTATACCACTGGATCAATAACTACAAATGTATCACCTCTATTTTCAGCAACATCAATTGCTTTTGTAATAATCGATGTGTGTACATCTCTTAAAATACCAGGTAACATAATCATATTAATATCATATTCATCTTGATTTGATAATAAATTTAATGCTTGTGTATATGCTACCCCACCATCGCCGGTTGTACTATCAGTGGGAGTATATCCTTGAGAATCAGTTCCATCGATTTTATCATAGAAACTATATACACCACTTTTTGTTCCTTGCGGACTTCCAAGCGCATCAAATCCAGCATATCCATTATCACCTTCACCAAATGCACCATGAGCTGATCCACTACCAACTTTAGGTAATGATCCCGATGCACTTGGAACTCTCACATTTCCATTTTCATCTAAATAATCAACGGTCTGTTCTAAAACTTCCGCCCAAACATATTTTGATTTATTTGGATATGAGCCGCTCAATTGCAAATATGGATCTGAAGTTGTTCCTCTGATTGCCCATTTTGAATCACCAATTCGCTTGCCAATATAATTATTAGAATTTGGATCTAATGATAAATTATTCCAAGTTTCTAATATTTGTTTTCGTTTAATGGTATCATTACCTTGCCTAACTAATAATGTAAATGTACCTTTCTTTTCATTAATAGCTGATACTTCCCATCTTAAATTATGCTTTGATCCTGATAATAAGGTATTATTTGTACCGGACGTCCCAGCATTATTCATTATAGCACCATCAGCGATTGTATGCAATTTAAATGATGTTCCGGTTGATGTAGCATCGGTACCACCTTCTAATGCTAATACATCACTAAATGTTGCACCGGACCCAGTATCAACTGTAATACTATTACCGTGCGTTCCTGCTGTTGACCCGGATAAAATCAATTCAGTTGCACCATCAACAGCAATAACCCCTATTTCTGCGTTAGTTATTTCAGATACCAATTGATCTAAATAATCTGCTGCAGTCGATCCTGTGTTATGATAAAATATTGGCGAACTATCTACTGGAATACCGCCGTCTGGATCAGCTGCTATAAATCTATATTCAGTCCCACCAACAGTAATTTGTACTTCATCTTCCGCGGTTTGACCAAATGAACCAACAATTGTCAATGAACCACTAGCAAAAGTAGCACCTGTAACACTACCGGTAATTGCAACACTCGCTGTTGCTTCATTAAATGAACCATCTAATATTCTAACGACGGTTAATTTACCTGAATGTTTTAAATAATTTTCTGCAGTATGCGATGTTAAATATTGATAATAATTGGATCCACTTTTAAATGAGTCTCCAAATATTTGTTGAAATTCTGAATATGATGTTATTACTGTTGGTACGAGAGCTGGTCCCTTTACAGTTGGTCCAATTATTGCACCACCGATATCCCCAATAGCGGCGGGTAAAAATGATTGATCTATTTCATTCGCAAATACACCAGGACTTACAATTTTTTCGGCCATTATAGTTCTCCTAAAGTTTTAAGTTAATGTTTATGTTATAGTATCCCATTTAATGGGATCGTATCGTATATAAATATGTAACTAAAAGGCCAAACCGATTGTATTTATTGATCTTCATTTGGCGTAAATACGCCATTTGCCGGATCTAAAGTCCCATCACCATACTTTTTTGTTATTGCATCAACGAATGCCTTTTCATCAGTTTGAGTTTCTTTAAATTTAACCAATAACGCATCTTCATGTTCATTTAATGTTTCAATTTGTTGTTCTATTTTAACTCTAGTGAGTGAAACTTGCCCGAGTTTTTGTTGAAGTTCAAGATATGTTTCTTGTATTTTATTTATAGTATCCAATTCATCTTGATCGAATTTTACGCCTTCTGACATTATATAACCTCCTATGTTATTTGTAACTTATTATTTTCCTACTTGATGATCCGTAGCATCACCTTCAAATCCGAATACTACTTTTGATGGTGATAAACTCTTTTGGATCTGTGATATCTTATTTGTAACTACTGAATTTGTATATTCTGGCAATAAATATGCCTTAGTTGTTAAACTAAATGTAGATTTTATAAACCGTTCCCCTTCTGCAGACATTTCAGATGAATCGCTGATGGAATCTATTGTACTTAAAAATTTATATTCTTCAGAATCTCCGAAATATGTATTATTATGTTCAACAAATGTTTCAATTAATGGATTCATCTGTTCAATAAACGCCGTCCATAAAATAAATTCATATGTAATATTAACAAAATTTGGCATTGTAGTTAAAAGATTTTCATATACAGGTTTAATTCCAGTTTGTACTGCAAAACTATCATATCTATTTGTTTTAGACCACGTAGATTGTCTTAATACTTCTGCAAATTTTCTTTGCACATCATGCTCAAATCCTTGATTTAATTCTGTATTCTTTTCAATGGATGTGCGCTTTAACATAATTAGAGGTAATATAATTGAACCATTTTTATCTCTCAATACCCCGCGCTTTCTAACCGATACCCATCTTTCCTCATTACCATACATCACTGTAACATCTACAGTCTCATTCGCTTCTCGTACTTTTGGTCTAATTATATTTTTTATATGAGAAATTATTGCAGTATCGACATCTTTTAATGTTATAGAATATCCAGCATCAAAATCTATACCAGGATTTACCGTTTGTTGTCGATTCCCGCCCTTAGTAGATAAGTCTTTATTTGAGACTTGATTTGCTCTATTAATTTGAGTCGTTGAAACTACTTGCTTGTTAGTTATATTTTTTACAGCCATTATACTTTAACACCTTTTCGTCTTCGTTCTCTAATTCGTAATGCTTTTAATTTATCTTTTTTAGTTAATACCTTACCAGTTGTTACTTCTGATTTAACCGCATTCATATCAACATTACCAATAGCAATTTCTCTTTGAATATCTACCTCAACGGCTTCTGTACCTGTATGTGATTTAGTTTCACCAACTACATTTCCAAACCTATCAATCTTACCCATCATTCTATTCATCATTTCTTCTAATTTCAGATTTCCATTTTCTTCAGTCGGGGCTTGATAAATCTTTTCACCGTAAATATCATGTTCACTATCATCAACTTTAACATTACCATCAATTTCAGTTACCTCATTAGTTGGAACATAATTTGGATTTCTCTCATCATATTTTGTTATCGTTTTTTTAGTTATTATTTCAACTGCCATTATTTCGATCTCTCTTCAATCTGCAGATTTGATAATCGCATTCTATGTGCCATTACTTTTATCTGATGTTTAAAATTTTGATGCCCTGATATTAATTGTGGTTCCGTTACCGACCCCATTTCCCAATAAATATCATTCCAATCAACAATGTCACCAACCTCTGGATAAAATCCTGCTTCTGATAATGTTGTTCTGTGGAAATACATTTCAATTGTTGCATTAACATCCGGTCCAAATTCTTCCTGCAATGTCTCTGGGTCATTATATTGAATTAAACAATTAACCCTAAAACCATCAGTATAGTATTTAGTAGATGATTCTCCGTATATATTTGATTCAGTATCTTCAACTGATATTTTATATACATCGACACTCTGGCCAATGAGTTCATCAATTAATTCCTCATTAATTGCATCAAAAAGATTTATATCCTTTTGTGGCGTAAAGAATGGTTTATTATTTACTGCCATCTATAATTACCCAATGAAAATTCCAAGAGGAATTTTATTTAATACTTGTTGATTGGCGTCAGCTTGTTCTGATTCTTGCCGTGATTTTTCAGATAATGATAATGCTTCGAGAAATTCTTTTAATTCTTCTAATAGTAGTTGTTTTTCTTCCCTACCCTCTGCTTTTAATGCGTCACCATCTAATGTTACATCACCATTTGGTATTGGCATTGAGGCATATTTACTTCTTATAATACCCAATAATTCTTTTGATAATGCTAATGCAAATTTTCTTATCCAGTGTCTACCGGGTGCATTAATTTCTGTATATGTAATAAATTTATATGGCGCATTTGATGGGTCTGATACTTTATTATTAGTAAATGATCTGGTCGTTGCACCCCGCTCACTTCTAACATAATATTGAAAATAAATCTTATCACCATCTGCACCGCTAGTTGGGATTGGAAATATTCTTAATTTATTATTTACCAATTCAAATGAATGTGCAGATTTTCGTATTTTATCATTTGTTTCGATTGCTTGTGCCCTTGCTACATCATAAGAAATTGGTCGCAATACAAATGATACTGCGGGGGATACATTACCCATCCCAAACGAATCTAGCATTTGCCGTTGATCATATGAACCGGCATACGGATCATAAAATCTTGTTATTGCGGCAGGACCGTAATTAAATACTCTTTGTATTTCCAATCTCTCACTTGAATGTGATGCACTAATTGTAGATTCGGTTTCTAAATCATATTCTTGTTTACTTGATGATAATGTAATTGACCCTGAATATAACGTAACATCCCCACCTACATTAGCCAATGTACCATATTGTTGGGACAGTGCAATTGTCATTCCTAAATTTGGATGTTGTGGTTCAGTAGAGCCCGTACCAAGAGATCCTGATATTTTAGTTCCACTTCCATATGAATCCCACATCCAGTTTTTCATATTATAATTATTTATATGTAATGAATATTCTGAAACTGCCTCCTCAAACATAGCGTAAATTGAAGCACTATTAAATTCAAGTTGCATTACTGGATGCCCTAGTCTACGTGCAACCCATTTACAAACATCAATACTTTCTGATGCAAATGTTGCATCTTCATCATATATCCCGTAGGGGGTTGACCCGCTTGCGCCGTTGGCTGGATCTGAATATGTGTAGTCAAATTTTGACATTAAGTTCTCCTAATAATAACAATATTATATTCATTTATAAATATGTAATTTATAGTAAAATTTAACAGCAATTATATTATTAATTCATATTTAAATTGACCACAATCCCATACTCTAGTATACCCCTCTTCTTGCATAATTTCCCACTCAGTTTTATTTGGATCTGATCCATTTTCTACTAAAACATTTTTTCTAAAATTAAATCTATGTAATCTATATAAATAATCATCTAAATACCAATACCCCGGTGATGATATTGATGTTAAATTAAATCCAATTTTTGTATATAAATTATCCATAGAATTTAACGTCCAACGCCTATCAGCATAAGAAATTATCGATTTTGGATTATATTTTCTTATAAAATGTTTTAATAATTTACTCGCTATACCTGCGACAGAATAGTTATAATTAGTACAAAATCGAATCAATTCATATTCACCTACAATATTATTTTTAGATCCCAATGCTCGTCGAGTATTACCAAATGTCATTACTGCAACCAATTCATCATTATAATATGCTCCCAATTTAACTGATGATCTATCTTTCCCCTGTATATGATATTTATTTAAAAATACATCTTTTATTTTAGGTTTAATCTCAACAATATTACATTTTCTTGCATAAATTTTAGTATTAATTTTATTAAAAATATTTTGCAATCTACCTTTTACTATATCCCCTTTATTTAACCATTCATCTGAAAAAATATGTATTAAAGATATGCCATTCTTATTTGCAAGAACTGTTTTATCAAGATGATAATTTTTAGTCTTACCCTCTAATTCAGAATGCCAATATAACCCATTATATTCAATCCCAATATTAAATTCTGGAATTAGAAAATCGATTTCTTTTCGATGCAATATCTTTCTATCATTTTCAATTACATTTAATTTTAACTCATCAACTAAATACGATTTCAGCTCTTTTTCTTCCTTACTAAAACCTTTAATTTTTGGATTACATGAATAACATCGCAAATCTCTACTATGACTAGTAAATCTATTTGTACAATTCTTACAAGTTACATCAAAACTATTACCTCTCCAATATTGCTGAAAGTCAAAATGTAATATAAATTTATCATTATATTTAGTACTATAATATTTAAAATTGTTTTTAACTTTCTTTAAATATACATCTTCAGTGTGCCATGGCATTGGTAGATCATTTTCAGTATAAAATTCCTTCATCTTAGCATTGTGTTGTTTTGAATAATATGATTGCTTTTCTGATGTGGTATTTGATACTGTAGATATTATACCATACTTTTCTTTATATTCAGTTGGAGTTGTGTTGTGTGTACGTAAATGAGTATTTGATATTTTTTTAAAATTTTTATTACATATTTTGCATTGAATTTGATTATTTAAATCTGAATTAATAAATTTAACATAATCTTTATTTTTAAAATATTGTGACCATAATTTCTTTAATTCTGGGAATTGTTTACAAAATTCATCTATAGATAAATTATGTTTTCGTTTTATATGCACTGTAAATTGGCCAGATTTATTATTTAAATCTACAGTATCCCATTTACATAACGGACATTTAAATCTTTCTTTAATTGGTGCATTTATTGTTGTAAATAGATTAAAATCTATATTATCTATATCGTAACACTTCTTGCAATGTTTTTTAATTGACCCCGATAGATTGTGTATATCTTTTGATACCCATTTACATTTATTGCATTCTAATAATTTCGTTTTAATGTTTTTTTTAGTTTTTTTACATCTATTTTTATTATACTCATTATCAGAAAATTTACATTTATTTGAACAATAAATCTTACATTTAGTATCTTTGGTGCATATTTTACAACTATTCATTTTATACCTCATATTGGTGTATTCACATATAATTATAAAACAAACATAAAAAAAGAGGAAAATTAATTCCTCTTTTTTTCATTGATTATTTAAGATTTAAATTATATTTAAATTATATTTAAATCAGCTACATGAATCTTAGCATAAAATTCAGGTCTAATCATTTTCTTAGCATATCTTGTCATCACACCTTTACGCGGAGTAAAGTCTGATGGATCATATACCAATGGTGTCATAATTAATGGAACATATGGAGCATATACTGCACCAGTTTCTAAGAAATTATTTCCTCGGAAACCAACTAACAATGTATTCTCACTCATATAAGGATTCTTATATACAGTCCAACGATTACTCAGAGCACCAATTTTTTGAACGCCCATTGCAAATGATTTTTGATCAACATCGCCCGAATTAACTCCAAATCCTGGAATCGATTCTAAGATTGTTGCAACTTTTGGTCCGCAAACCACAAAATTAGCACCACCTCTTAATGTCAATTTATGAATTTCATTTGATACTTTTTGGATCTTTTCAATTAAAGTTTGATACCAATCAAATCGAGTATATGCATATGAACCTTGATTCGAATTATCTTCAAATGCTGATGTACTAGAATTATATTCCTTACCAACTTTTGCTGACCAATAATCAGTTGTAGTAGCATCTTGAATTAACATATCTAAAATTTCTAAATCAATTTCCATTGATACATATTCTGATAACATTGAAGTTAATTCAGATTCAGCATCAACTGAATGATAAGCATTTAAATCTTGTGCTAATTCAGGTGTCCATACAGCTTTCAACTTTCTAGTTTTAGCAACAATTGCTGAACTATTTAATTGTAAGTCAACTTGAGGTATATTTAATGAATCCACTGTAGCATCGCCACCTGTATCTTCAAAATCACCTCTTGTAGTATCTGTTGGTTGTTTATAATATGTTACATCTACACTACCAGTAATATTTTTTGCACTTGAACCTGATACTAAGAATGTCACATTTCCACCAGATAATGTTGTAAATGCTGGCAAGAAACTATGAATGTGTGTTGCACTCTCAATAATATATGATCTAACTGCTTTTTCATCAATACTACCAGATAATGATGATGTTGGAACTGCTAATGTAAAGTAACTACCATTTGCCGCATTTGAAGCTGATTCTGCATTATCTTGATTCCAAACTGATAATGCTGAAGCTGCTGTACCATCGGCAGGTAAATCATGGGTTACTGTTTTTGAACCCGATACTGAATATCCAAATTGACCAGCACCATACAATCCATCAACACCAAATGGTGACGTTGAACCTTCTGGGCTATTTGGTCCAGTTTTACCAGCTAATGATTCAGAAGTTGTTCTTCCACTTAATGCACTACCATATTTAAAGTCTAAATAAAATACTAGACCAGATGGTAAGTTCATTGGTTGAACAGAAACTAATTCCTGTGCTGCTACTTCCCCAAAAATCCGTCTAACCAGTGGCAATGCAACTCCGGACCATTCTTCATCAGAACCGCCCGTTGGGTTGGTTTTAGAATTTTCCGAAATTAATTGCTTTGCTTGGTTTTCAAGAAGCTGGGCCATGTTATTTTTTTCATATCCTTCACTCAAACCATCAAGTAAACCGCACTTTTCCCATTTAGAAACAAGAATTTTGGTTTCTGCTTGACGCTTTTTATTAGGATTCGTGCCTAATAAGGCATCGTTTATATATTTACTCATTGTTTTTCTCCTAAACTATCTTTTTTATACCAGCTAACTCTCTAAATCGATTTGCAACTTTAGCCTCTTCAGTAATTATCTTACGTGTTGGTTTAGTTGAGCCCGATTTGGCGCTTGCTGATTCTTTAATACTTTTTCTTTTAACTGAATTTCCAGTTTTAAAGCTTTCTGCTAATGTTGTGTATACCAATTTAATTTCTCTAGTGGTACTTGCTCTATCAAATGTTTCGACAACTCGAAATTTATCATTCTGATTAAGAACAAATTCTTTAAAAATCTTATTAGTAAATAATAATTTTGCATTTAAGATATTAACTTCATGCAATTTATCTTTCATATAATTGATTGCTTCTTTATACTGCTTCAATTCAGTCTTAATGTCCTCAATATCCTCATTATAAGTCTCGTCATCATCTTCTTCAAATATAGATTCGTCGATATCAAAATCATCTTCGTCTTCAGCTTCAAAATCTTCTTCTTCTTCAAAAACAGATTCATCAACTTCAAAATCTTCTTCTTCTTCAAAAACAGATTCATCAACTTCAAATTCTTCTTCATCGCCATCTTCTTCATAATCCATATCTTCGTCTTCAGAAAGTTCGCTTTCAAGTTCTTTAATGATTGATTCCAAATCAAGTTCTTCACCTTCTTCTTCATCTTCACCATCAAACTCTGCGCCATCTTCAAAATCTTCACCTTCTTCAAAAGATTCTTCTTCTTCACCACCGAAGTCTTCTTCATCTTCAACCGGTGCTTCATCTTCAAAATCTTCACCTTCTTCAAAAGATTCTTCTTCTTCACCACCGAAGTCTTCTTCATCTTCAACCGGTGCTTCATCTTCAAAATCTTCATCTTCTTCGCGAAGTTTAGCAGATAACATAGACTTTAATTGAGGCGTAAATGCTTCTTCTAACGCCATCTTTGCGTTTGCTAGTGCAGTAGCGCGTACAGCTTTAGCGTCAGCAATTGCTTCTTTTAAAATATCACCCATGATATTTCTCCTCATATTGTATGTAGTAATAAGTTTATTTAGGAAACTTAATAAAGTTTTTCGGAATGTTTAGACACGATATAAAGTCCGACCAGTTATCGTGTATTAATTATCGTATATAAATATAGAAGATACTTATAAAAACAATAATTTTTTTTTATTTATTTTTGTTTTTGTTGCCGGTATTGTTGTCTGAGGGAGGATATATTTTTCTTTTGTCTCTTTAAATCTGATTTTTTAATGAAATATTGGCGACTTCTCAGTTCTTGCATTAAATTAGAATCTTTTACTTTCCGTTTTAATATCTTTAAAGCCCCTTCAATATTATTATTAAACACATCTACTTTCATACCTGTAGATTTTTTATTTTTTTTATTTACTTGCATATTATCCTCTAATAATTTTTATAATAATTTAATGCCAATTTCTTAACATTCGTTTTATGTTTCTTTAAGAATGAAAATTCTTTATACATTCTATTAACCATGGCAATTTTAACTTTATAATCAACTCGCGCTGCGTCTCTATCTAATTTTTGTGCAGCAGGACCGAATAGATTAATTGTAACCAATTGATCAAATACCCTATTAATTAATTTACTATCTAAGTGAGTTTTCATAAGAGTTATCAATCCAAGAAAAGATTTCAATGATGTTAAGTCTGAACCTGATGGTTTTTTCTTAAATAACATTGTAAATATAATTGGCAAATCTCTTTTATATTCCGAATCGGCTGTTGGCTTTTCTTTAAATACAAATTTATTATCAACTTTAACCGCATCGCCATTTTCATCAAATATCTGATATAGTTTAGTTCTCAAACCCCTGTCTACTGAAAATGCCATTTCCCTTGGAACGCCACTTATTTTTTTAACTCTAAATTTCTTATCATTTGGATCGATTGGTGATTTTGCCGTAAGTATAACAATATCCTTTCTCATTGAAATACCTCGAACTAAATTTATTAATAAAAATTTATGAGCCACCCCTTTGAAATTATTTTTTATATCATTCCAATTACTATTATGTGAAAATTTAGCAAACTCATCGGGTTCATTATTTTTATATTCAACCCCCTCAAAATCAACCTGTGCCATTGCAATGGCATCACCATCTTTATATTTAAATAATGCATTAATTTGATGGCCACCTTGAGTCTTTTTATTTTGACCAATATAAGTTAACTTATTTGTAATCTTTTTATTTTCCAGTGATGCTAATAAATCAAATATAGGCTTTAAATGTTCATGTGGAATCGTAACGTCAATATCACCAACTTTTGGTTTATATTTTACAAATTCTTTATCTGAAATTCCCTTATCAAATAAGAATTCAGATGATCCATTAAATGCCAGCCCACTCGTTATAACTTTAAAATCTGGCCAAATTGGCTCTTTATATCTCGATTTAAATAAACTATTTAATTTTTTAAATGCAACCTTCATTTCCTTTACAAATGTAGCTCTATCTACTTTCTGTAAATCAACCTTTTGCGCTAATGCAATTGTTTCTCCGGTTTCTCTATCAATGGCTCGTGTATTTCCACCCATTAACAATAACTCCTTTTCTTCATTTATATTTTTATTCACTTTATAATTTATCATATAATCCACTACACTTTCTGATTTTAATTTATTAAATGTATCAATTGCACCTTTATAAGTTTTCTTCACCTTCCACTCCAGATCTTTGCCCAAACCCTTCTCGCCTCTTGCCATTCTCTCTAAATCCTGTGCAATTGCGTGTTTCATCGGAACATTAACTAAGACCATTATTGTGCTAAAGCCATTTTCTTTTGCCAATTTAAATTTATTATATGTCCCTTTAAAATTAGCACCAGTACTTGCCTGGATAAATGATTTACCTTTTTTAATCCAAGTATCTATTGCTTTTCTAGTTACTTGCAATCCTTTACTTAAATTCTTTCTATCATATTTTCCTTTTCCTATTTTTTGTATAATAATATCAATATCTAATATCGGCAATTTCCCTTTAAAAAATTTATTGGCCGCATATGATTTGCCTGAGCCAGCACCACCCATAAATAGAACAAATACTGGTTTATCTAATTTTGTTATATCTGCCATTTTTATAGGTTTTGCCAATTATTATCCCCATCCCAATTCTTTTATCTTATCTATAAATATAACCGGCTTAAAATTATTTCTATCCACGCCTACATTAAAATGATCTTTATGTTCAGGTGGCTCATTTGAATGCTGGTGTCCGTGAAATGTATATTTACACTTTTCACCATTAAACACGTCAATTAATAAATTGACCTCAACATTTGGATATTTTTCATATTTAATTAATGGGTAATGACAAAAGAAATAATCTTTATAAATATAAAACGGTTCAACTGACTCAAATCCCAATTTATTTAGATAAAAATCCGTTCCAAGATAATCGTGATTTCCTTTAATTAAATGTTTCTTCCCATTTAATTTATCTGCAATTTCAATTAACTCAGCCTTTCTACCCTTTAGCCCTGCAGAAAAATCTCCAAGATATAATACAGTATCATTTTTATCAACTACCTCATTCCACCTCTCTATCATTAAATCGGCCATATCATATTCATCTAAATGTGGTCGATTGCAATACTTACTTATATTTCTATGAAGAAAGTGATGATCTGATGTCAGTACTATTTTTCTGTTCAAATATAACCTCTTTTATATAATCTGTTGTCGCTGCTAATATTGAATCGGTAATCGAAACTTGATCGGTTAATATTGACCAATAGTTTTCTTTATCAGCTGATGATATTTTGGGTAAATATTTTATAAAACTTTCCTTATCATTCTTTGATAAAAATTGTCTCATTTCCGTACCACTAATATTTACTGTAGATGTTCTTGGTATCCCAACGGTCTTAGCTAATTTTCTATTTACTAAATTTGGAGCTAATTTTTTAATATCAACTTCCCACTTCTTTATATCTTCCGTATCTGAATATACTGATAGTGTTGGGGTCTTCTTTGATATATTTGAATCATAATACTTTAATTCTCGCCTAATATCATTAACTGGTAAGTTTGAATACTTTAATGTTACATTTTTTGGTAAATATTTCTTTAGAATATCAATCCAAACATCTTGCATTTGAGCTCCAGTTATAGTAAAATCTGATCCTTTCACCCTATCCTTTGTTGATGCAAAAACAATAACAGAATCATTATCTTTTGCCATTTTTTCTATTACCGCCCAATGCCCTGCGTGAATTGGTCTCCCGGCCATTGGAAATAATGCAACCGACTTGGAATTTACCTTAGCTAAATCAAGTTTTTTATTAATATCTATTTTGCCCGTAAGAAATATATCATCTTGAAAGTTTATTAAATCTTTTTTTGAATGTTTCACCGGCACTGATTTCAGGGAATAAACTACTTTTGAAAAGTCACCTAATATATCTTGAATTGATTTATTTAACTTTAATTTCTTAACAATCTTATCTGTAAATGTTTTTATATCTTTCCAATATTGAGTTTCCTCTTCTCTTGATAATTCATATCTTGCTTTTTTGGAACCTCTGGTAGATTTATCATATTGATCGCTCTGAACAACTTTATATATTTTACCATCTTTTGTTTTTATTACAACACCCTCTGGTTTCCCACCAAGTACTGATTGAAAGTCTACACAAACCCTGGACATCCCATTTACAATGGATAATGGATCATCAAAATCAATATATTTTGAATACTTATTAAATAATCTTAATAACTCATTATTCTTAAATCCGGTTCTTATTGAATTTTCATCTTTCCAAGTCCCTCTGAATAAAATTGGGAATATATTAAAATTTAATATCTTTGCATATTTATTAACCAATTTCTCATCAGTATTTAAATTAGCACCTACTGAGTTTAAAGTACCTTTATTGATATCAAAATTTGTTTTTCCAAACCCAACAAGAAATAATCCATGTTTATGTTTATAATCTCGTGTTAGGGTTTTTTTATTTTGAACAAATTCTACAAAAAATTCAGTACCTTTTGGAATTGATTTTGTTTTGGAGTGGATTTTCTTTAAATGATCGTGTACAAATTTATATTGGCTAGTTCCAATTGATTTGGTTTTAACTGATTTTAAATCCTTTAGACCTGCAAATTCAGATGACCATATGATACTATTCTTATATGATACTATCCAATTTTTTGTATAATCTTTATTATATGGATTTTTATTTCTAATTAAAGTAAGTTTAGTCCCATCAATCTTTTCTTGTATATCCATATACTGTTTAATAAAAGATGATGCCTTAGATGTTGTTGTTACAACTTTATGAATTTGTTTTATTGATATATCTAACATAGTATAATATAAGAAGATTTCATTATATAGACCAAACGAATTATAACTTTATTTAATCGCATTAACTTCTAACAGCAATATCATTTTCTATTGCCAATTCTACAAATTTATTTCTATGCTGAACATCTATATCTAATATAAACGTTGCACCTTTACCAACACCAAAATCATAGTCTTCTCCGACTTTCAATCTTGTTCTCTTTAAGATTTGTGCTGTTTTTTTTCTATCTCGCATAGGAATGATGAATTGAATCCTTTTTACTTCATTCAACTTTTGAATTTCTTCTCTTATGATTTGTTTTAGTCTTGTTTTAGTTAGTTTCAATTTCTAACCCCCGTACCGTTTACTTAATTTATTTATGTCTGCTAAAAATCTATTGACTTCGCTATCAGACCTACTTATAAGAAGAGCACTCCACCACTTTTTTTGGTCTTTTTCATTCTTTGCTAATAAATATGTTTTAAATGCAGATTGATTCTTATATTTTTTTATCATTTCTTTTTTCACGCTATCATTTGATAATTTATCTAAAATAGATGTTAATTTAGAATTTTGAATTTCTTCTCTGATGATTTGTTTAAGTTTTGATTTAGTTAGTTTCATTATGATTGTCGTCCTTTTTCCCAAATGATGCTGCCAATAGCATCAATCAACCGATTGAAATCTTTAACTTTACCTTTAGTCACTCCACCACCTCCAACTTCGTAAGTGGCTATAACTTTATTATCTAATTTCAATACACCTTTATCTCCATCAACTGTATTACTCAATTTACCGTGGTCTGTATTGATAACTGATACTTGAACATCTGATTCTTCCTTTAACAGTTCTTCTCTGATGATTTGTTTTAATCGTGTTTTTGTTAGTTTCATTTTCTCAACCTCCTAAGTTGTTGTTTTTTTATTTTAGTTTATCTATAAAATTGGTTATTCGTTCCAGCGAATCTAACAATCCTGGAATACTTTTATGATGTTTTTCAGCATATTTCTCTGCCTTTTGTGGTTTCATTTTTTCCACAACATATGCCAAATCTTCTAATGCATTATCTAATAATCTAACGGCATCTTCTGGGTCAACGGATGCTTCGTTTAATTCTTCTCTGATGATTTGTCTTACTTTGTTTTCAACACTTTCATTCTGTTTTTTTGATTCCAAGAATTTTTTTGCCATATATCGTTCTTTTTTATATTCCGCTTTAACCCATTTCTTTCTCATTGATTCAGGCATATCATCATAATTTTCTGACATTGAATTATTAACAAACCAAGCAATCCGTCTTGCATCTGCATTTACGATTTTTCTGTATCGGTTTTCTTCTAATGTTTTCATCCACCTTCGCACTTCTTTGATTGTTACTTTTTTCATTGTCTCATTTCCTTATTCTAATTTCAACACCGCCTGGTTTTTGAATACTTACCATTCCTATATTATCACCTTTAGCATTTTTGAAATAATAAACATACCCTACACCAGGAACATGCTGTTTTTTTGGTTTCATGTTTGGAAACATCTTTTTTACCTGAGCCCAAACCTTCTTGTTTAATGTTTTTTCACCAGTTTTTATTACTGTCCAATCAGCTTCATTCAATAGTTGTATTTCTTCTCTGATGATTTGTTTTAGTTTTGATTTGGTTAGTTTCATTATGCGTTATCATCTCCTAAATGGTGCGTTAAAACTCATTTTTCTTATTTTTTGTAATTTGTAAAAATCCGTCTCTGTTACAAAGTATTCTTTTTTATCTACTGTAATTCGGAATCCACCTTCACCTGC